ACCGGCCTGCGGTTCGTGCAGGGCGCCGTGGCCTCGGTCGGTAACTTGGCGTTCGAGATCACTTTCGAGGTGTTCTAAATGCTGCTGCCGCTGCTGTTAGGGCAGGGCACGGCAGGGCCGGTAACGCACGCCACCACTGGCGCACTGACAGGCTCTGGCTCAAGCATCACGGGCACCGCTGCCCGTGCAACCGGGGCGGTCACCCACGCAACTACCGGCACGCTGGCTGGTCAAGGATCGACGGTCGCTGGCGCTGCGGCACGGACACGGCAGCACGCAACCACTGGTGTACTGACAGGCCCAGGCTCAACCGTTGCCGGGTCATCGGCACGCTTCCGAGCTTTTGCCACCAGCGGCACGCTGACCGGGCAAGGCTCTACGCTCACCGGCAGCGCAGCGCGTGTAGGTGGCCCTGTCACCCACGCTACCACTGGCACCCTGTCGGGCCAGGGAACCACGCTTGCCGGGGCGGCCACACGGTTCCGCGCACATCCCACCAGCGGTGTTCTGTCGGGTCAAGGCTCAACGCTGGCCGGCACAGCACGGCACAACGTCCCGCACGCCACCTCGGGCACGCTCGCAGGCCAGGGAACCACTTTAGCGGGCAGCGCAGCCCGCACCCGAGCGCACTCTGCTACTGGCGTCTTGGCTGCCGATGGCGCCATCATCGTCGGCAGCGCTCTGCGCATTGGCGCACCGATCACGCACGACACCTCTGGCGCACTGATCGGCCAGCAGTCGATCATCGTTGGCGATGCCACGCTGATCGATCCTCCCCGCGGTGGTGGTGGCTCTGGCAACGCCCAGGCCGTGGTGCGCAACCGCAAGCGCGGCTGGGCCAACGAGCGTGCACAGTTTGAACTCTCGCAAGAGGTTCAAACAGCACAGCAAACTCTAGAGCAATCGCCGAACAAGATAGCACGGCGCATTGCTAAAAAGGTAAAAGACTACTCTCAAGAAGTTGCTCAACTTGAACAACTGCAAAAAGACTTTGCAAAACTGCAAGCAGAGTATGAGAGTAAGTCTGAGATGGATGCAGAGTTGCGCGAAGCAGCGCAAGTTATGCAGCAGTTTTTGCAGGATGAGCAAGATATTGTTGATTTGCTCCTAGTGCTGGACGACTTTGACGCAAAATGCGTTATTGCGGCGACCACCGAGCCGTTCAATTCGGTGAGACTGATAGGTTGAAAATGAGCAAAGAAGAAGCAATCGTGGATGAGTCCACTGATGATGTTGCAGTTGTCGAAGAGACCGACCAGCCCGATGAGCAAGAAGAGCAGACAGACGAGCCTGCTGCCGAGGAGCAAGAGTCGGAGGTAGTCGTCACCATTGGCGACGAGCCGCCGCCTGTGCAGGAGGAAGAGCGTGCGCCTGACTGGGTGCGCGATCTGCGCAAGCAGCACCGCGAGCTTCAGCGGCGCAACCGTGAGTTGGAGGAAAAGCTCAAGGGCACTCAACCCGTTGCAACCGAGCCTCCGCTTGGTGCCAAGCCAAAGCTCGAAGACTTCGACTACGACAGTGAGCGGTTCGAGACGGCGATGGACGCCTGGTACGCTCGCAAGACCAAGCACGACGAACTCAAACTCCAGGCCAAGCAGGTTGAGGAAGAGCAGGCCAAGGCGTGGCAGTCCAAGTTAGAGTCCTACAGCAAGGCCAAGACCGAGTTGAAAGTCAAGGACTACGAGGATGCCGAGGCGTTCGCCCAGGAGACCCTGAGCGTGACCCAGCAGGGTGTGGTGCTGCAAGGCGCTGAGAACCCGGCGCTGGTGGTCTACGCGCTGGGCAAGAACCCCAAGAAGGCCAAGGAACTGGCCGCCATCAATGACCCGGTGAAGTTTGCCTTCGCCATTGCCAAACTGGAGTCTCAATTGAAGATCCAACCTCGTAAGACAGCACCGCCCCCTGAGCGCACAGCCCCTTCCGGCAATGCTCCAATCTCAGGTGCTACCGATGGTCATTTGGAGCGACTGCGCTCTGAGGCTATGCGCACTGGCGACATGACCAAAGTCATCCGCTACAAGCAGCAGCAACGCGAAAAGCAGTCTGCAAAGAGGTGATTGCACACGGCGTCGAATGTGATACATTCGGCGCCATTCGGGTCTCGCCAGCCCTAAATCGGCAGTGACAGCACAGCAAGCGGCCGCCCGGCGTACAGGGTGAGTAAAAAGCAGCGCGGCGCTTGCCGCATCGGTCACTCGTTCAGTTTTTCAGGAGCATCAAAATGCCCAATGCTTTTTCCAAAGAAGAAATCGTAGCCTTTGAGAACATCCTTGAAGGTTTCCAAGACTCTCTGGTGCTGTCCCGCGCCGTGAACGTCTACAACACCGACTCCACCACGATGGAGCGTGCGCGTGACACCATTTGGCGTCCGATGCCCTACATCGCTCAGTCGTTCAACTCGACCGTTGGCACGTCTATCTCGTCGAACTACGACGACATGACCCAGTTGTCCGTGCCGTCCACCCTGGGATTCAGCAAGACTTCCGCCTGGAAGCTGAACGCCAAGGAACTGCGCGACCAACTGCAAGAAGGCCGTCTGGGCACTGCCGCCCGTCAGAAGCTCGCTTCCGACATCAACGTCGCCGTGAACAACCTGGCTGCCCTGCAAGGCACGCTGGTTGTGCCGGTTGCTGGTGCCGCTGGTGACTACGACGACGTGGCTCTGTGCGACGCCATCATGAACGAGCAGGGCGTGCCCAACTACGACCGCTATCTGGCTCTGTCCACCCGCGACTACAACGGTCTGGCCGGCAACCTCGCCGCCGCCACCCGTTCGTTCGGTAACGCGAAGTCGGACAAGGCCTACGAGCGTTCGTATGTCGGCATGGTCGCTGGCTTCGACACCTACAAGCTGGACTACGCTGCGCGTCTGACCGCTCAGGCTACGGTTGTGACCATCGCTACCAACGGCGCTCAGGTCCGGTTCGTGCCCCGCGCCACGACGACCGCTACCGCTGGCATCCTGAACGTGGACAACCGCTACCAGACGGTGACGGTTTCCACGACCGTGGGTGTCAATGCTGGCGACTGCTTCCAGATCCCTGGAATCGAAGCCGTGCATCAGATCACCAAAGCCTCGACGGGTCAACTCAAGACCTTCCGCGTGATCTCGGTGGACACTGGCACGACCATGACCATCAGCCCTCCGATCATCGGCGCGAACTCCAGCCCGACGGACGCTGAACTTCAGTACCAGAACGTCTTTGTGGCCAGCACATCTGCTGCCGCGACGCTGAACTGGCTGAACGACAACGCCTGCAACGTCAACCCGTTCTGGCAGAAGGACAGCATCGAACTGCTGCCCGGTCGGTACGCTGTTCCCTCCGATGCCGGCACCGCAGTGATGCGTGCCAGCACCGACCAGGGCATCGAGTTGGTGATGCAGAAGTTCTACGACATCGACACGATGACGACCAAGTACCGTCTGGATACCCTCTTCGGTGTGGTCATGACCAACCCGCAGATGGCTGGTATCCTGATCTTCGGTCAGTGAGTCTGAGCCACTAGGCTGACGCGGGCGGTCAGGGTTGGGAGTTCCCGGCCGCCGCCCGCGTTTTCACATCTGGAGCGCATCATGCCGTTGAAAAAGGGTTACAGCCAGAAGTCGATCAGTTCCAACATCTCCAAGGAGATGAAGGCCGGCAAGCCGCAGAAGCAGGCCGTTGCCATCGCCCTGAGTACCGCTCGCAGCGCGGCCATGAAGGCCGGCAAGCCTAGCAAGGCGCCTGCCAAAAAGGGCATGAAATGAAGCCGGGTCTGTACGCTAACATCGCCGCCAAGCGCGAACGCATCGCCGCGGGCAGCGGTGAGAAAATGCGCAAACCAGGCACCAAGGGCGCACCGACCGTTGCGGCATTCAAGGCCGCTGCCAAGACCGCCAAGAAGAGCAAGTGATGCAATTTCCCGTCCACGTCTACAAGTCGCCCGGCCACTACGAGTTGCGGGGCAAGTCCTACAAGATCGTCTCCGTTGCCGATCAGGACGCGCTGCAGGCGCACGTAGACGCTGGGTGGAGCCTTACCCTTGCTGATGCTTTTCAGGCTGCTGGAGAGGCCGCTGTCATCAAGCGCAAGGTAGCCGACTGGCGCACCGTCAAGGCCCGCCAGAAGCAAAAGCGCAAGGACTTCCTCGCCGCCCGTGCGAAGGCCAAGGCGGCCAAGGAGTCTGCGCCTGTTGTGCAGGCCGCTGAACCAGACGACAATGCGCCACCAACGCGGCAGGAAATCGAGCAGCAGGCCACTTTGCTGGGCATCAAGTTCGACGGCCGCACCACGGACAAGCGCCTCCTTGATCGCATCAGCGAGGCCATGAAGGAGTCCTGAGATGGGCTATTCCAAGCGCCAGTTCGTCGAAGCGGCCTTCGAGGAGATCGGGCTTGCGTCCTATGTCTTCGACCTGACTCCGCAGCAGATCGAGAGCGCATGCCGCCGTTTGGACGCCATGATGGCCTCCTGGAACGCGCTGGGCATCCGTCTGGCTTACCCGCTGCCGGGTTCGCCACAGAACACGAACATTGACGACCAGACCTTCGTGCCTGACTCGGCCTACGAGGCCATCATCACGAACCTGGGCGTCAAGATTGCACCGAGCTACGGCAAGACCGTCTCGGCAGACACCAAGACCACGGCCAAGCAGACCTACGACACGCTGTTGTCTCGCGCTGCCATGCCGATGGAGATGCAATTCCCCGACACACTGCCCCAGGGTGCTGGAAACAAGCCGTGGTGGTTCTACAACAACCAGTTCATGCCGCAGCCTGTGGACCCTGTTCTTGCTGGTCAGGACGGCCCGCTGGAATTCAACTGAGACACCATCATGCCTACCATCAATCAGTTGCCGCTGCTGTCTGACCCGAACTCGGGCGATCAGATCCCGGTCTACAGCCCGAACAACGGCGATGCGCGTCG